GCAAAGTCACTCGCTAGTAATTATTTTCTACGAAATAGGAATTATCTAGAAAATCACACTTTACAAAGTGGCGATATTTGTTTAATCTGAACCCAATGATGGAGTAGTGCAGTCATTCGATAGCCCTGAGTTAATAGCTCGGGGCTTTTTGCGTTTTAAGCACGACCTTTCTGAAAGCGTCCTATCACCAATCACCAGAACACATCCAGATACCCTTGCACATTCGTGGCGACGGGGTAGGGCGCTGCCAAAAAAGAAAACCCGCTCAATGGCGGGCTTCGTGAAGATGGGTGGCAAGAGACTGCGTCAACAGCCTCTTGCCTGATTTGCTCATGCCTTTAGTCACGAACAAACCACGTTACCGCAAAATGTATCCTGGATTTGTTCTCAAATACATCAACCTTTTCTTAATAATGAACAAATCCCCCGCAATGAGGGGTAGAGCATGTTCCGCATGAATACACAAAACGGCTTCTGGTCGTATTTCTGGTCTTCAATAACGGGTTTTATGACCATGCTAACTTTGCAGGATGTGCTTTTTGCATTTGGTGCGGTGGTCTCTGCGTTATTCGCCTGGCTTACGTACCGCTCTAACGACAGGAAAAACAAAGCGGCGATTGAAGAAGATCGCAAGCGAACTGAAATCCTCAAAGCTGCGTATGCGAGAGGGGATGTCTCTAATATCACCGAAGGTGCAAAGATAGTTCGGAGTATCGATACCGAGCTGCAGCCTCAGGATACTAACAATGGCGCTACCTCCAAAACTACGTAACAGCTTAATCGGTGCATCAGTTGCAGGTGCAATATCAATTGCCGGTGTGCTTATTACCGATCAGGAAGGCGTTATTTATAAACCCTATCTTGACCCGATTGGAATCCCAACAGTCTGCGCTGGAGTTACCGGCCCAGATGTGAAGATGGGTAAAACCTACACAAAGGCTGAATGCGATGCCCTTCTGTATAAGCACATGCAGCCAGCCATTAAATCTGTAGATAGCTCTGTAAAGGTCAAACTGAACGACTATCAGAAAGCTGCGCTCTACTCATTCACCTACAACGTAGGAACTGGTGCTTTCCAGTCATCCACCTTGCTGAAGAAACTAAACCGCAACGATATTCCTGGTGCGTGTGATGAATTGCGTCGCTGGACATATGCCGGTGGTAAGCAGTGGAAAGGCCTCATCAACCGCAGAGAAGTGGAGCGCCAGTTATGCTATGGAAAACCGTAGTAGCCCACTGGAAGGTTATTATCTTTGCTCTGATGTTTGTATGGGTGGTTATTGCAGGCAAGGTGGCGAACACCTACCGCGACAAATTCCTCCAGTCCGAGAAAGGCCTGAAGCTAGCCACACAAACAATCACCGACATGCAGACAAGGCAGCGCGACGTTGCCACTCTCGACGCCAAATACACACAGGAACTTGCAGATGCTCAGGAAACTATCAATCAGCTTGAGCGCGATGTTGCTACTGGCAAGCGTCGGTTGCAGCTCAACGCAACCTGCAAAGGTAACTCCACCGGAACCTCCGGCATGGATGATGCTACCAGCCCCCGACTTACTGACTCCGCTCAACGGGATTATTGGAGTCTCAGAGAACGAATCGAAACCAGCAACAAAATGATTCTTGGTCTCCAGGAATACATCAACACCCAGTGCCTGAAGTAACCCACCATAGCGCTACATCTTCGCTGCTTACCTGCATTAGCCATGACTGCAGCTCCTCCTTTCTGCAAGAGCGTGCAGGTTATTCGAAAAAGATGATACCGCGTCACAGCATTGCGGGATGCCTGTGGCGTTCATAGCTGCCTTCTCAAGCAGTGGTAGAAGAATTGAGGATATATAAAGTTCTGCAAATGGCTTCTCATAAAGCCATTGACAGAGTTTTATGTAGATTTGAAGTGACAAGGGTATCGGCGATTGCCGTACAGATATCAAAAACCCCAGCAGGAAATTCCAAAATGACTAAACGCGCTATCTCAACTGGTGGTTATTCAATCGAAGTTTCCACCCCAACTGACCCGGTAACCATCCCTGCAGCGACAACCTCAGCTATCGGCGGCGTGAAGAAAATGGCCGCACAGGCTGATTCAACTGCAACCGATGTTGCTGGTATGCTGGCAGACTTCAATGCTCTGCTGGCTAAAGCTCGCACTGCCGGACTGATGTGATGATCACCATGAAGGTGGTCGCAAAAAAGCGGTGGTGGGTAAGCCCATTGCTTTCCGTGCTGAAGGCATTTGTCTACGCACGCATCGTTAAAGAGAAACACTTCAAATCCTTGTCAGGCTTCATTGCTCGATGGGGATTTAAGTTCAGAACAGAGAAATAACATGGCAAAGCTCACCGACAAACAAGAGCTGTTTGCCCGTGAGTTCATTAAAGACCTCAACGCCACTCAGGCGGCCATCAGGGCGGGTTACAGCGAGAAGTCATCCCGCAACCAAGGCGCAAGGATGATGGCAAATGATGACATTTTGCATCGCATCGCAGAATTGAATCAGGAGCGTCTGGAGCGAGTTCAAGTTGATGCTGATTACGTTCTGCGGCAGGCAGTAAAACTTCACGAGCGCTGCATGCAGGAGGTTGAACCTCTTACTGATAGGCGTGGAGAGGAAATCAAAGATGAGCAGGGAAGAACGATTTACGGCTTTGACGCAAAGGGTGCTGCTGCTGCACTGAAGCTTGTTGGTGAGCACATCACTGTGCAGGCATTCAAGACCAACGTTAAGGCTGAACATGTTGGTAAGGATGGTAAGCCGATTGAAGTTGTTAACTACACCCCTGCTGATTACAAAGCAGCACAGGCTCAGCTTGAGGGGAAACTAAAAGGCCTGGACTGATATGAGCGAAATTATCGAATGGGATGATTTGTCATTCCCTGAGCGTGTAGTGCTTCGTTCAAAGTCCACCAGGTCGTTTCTCAACTTCACTCGGCTGTGGTTCGAACTGATTCAGGGTGATCGCCTTCTGGTTAACTGGCATCACCGCTTAATGGCATCAAAGATTGATGACCTGATAGCCGGACGACTAGAGCCGCGAAACCTGATTATCAACATCCCCCCTGGCGGGACGAAGACGGAGTTCTTCTCCATTCACTTTCCTGCATACGTCAATGCACTGGTGCAGGAAGGAAAGCTCAAGCGCTTTCGTAACCTGAATATCTCATTTGCTGACACGCTGGTTAAGCGTAACTCGCGTCGCACAAGAGACATTATTGCCAGCAAGGAGTATCAGGAGTTCTGGCCCTGTTCATTCGGTGTTAACCAGGCGGAAGAGTGGGAGATTAAAGACGATCGCGGTCGCTCAATCGGGCAGACAGTTTCCCGTTCAAGCAACGGTCAAATCACCGGTGGTCGTGGTGGCTACTTCGGGCCTGAGTTCTCCGGCATGGTTATGCTGGACGACTACAACAAGCCAGTCGACATGCTCAGTGAATCGCGCAGGAACAGCGCCAACACGCTCCTAGTAAACACCATTCGCTCTCGTCGCGGTGACAAGTCAAAAGAGCACCCAACGCCGTTTGTGAGCATTCAACAGCGCCTTCACACCGACGATGCAACAGGCTTCATGTTATCTGGCGGGATGGGTGTTAAATTCCACCACGTAGCTATCCCTGCGCTTATTGACGAAAAGTACATTCAGTCTCTAGCAGAGCCATGGCGCTCCTTGTGCTGGGAGACGGTGAAAGATACCGACTCTGTGGAAGTGTCCGGTACGCGCTACTGGTCATACTGGCCGCAGATGGAAGACGTGAACGACCTCCTGCAGTTATGGGAGAAAGACCGTTACACATTCCTCTCTCAGTACCAGCAGAACCCTATGGCGCTTACTGGCGGCATCATCGATACCGACTGGTTCCAGACCTACACCACGCTTCCTAAGCTCACTCATCGCGCCGTGTACGTTGATACAAACAGCGGCAAAGTTGAGGACTGGCTTGATTACACGGTCTTCACGCTTGTTGGCATGGGTGTGGATGGCAACCTATACATCATCGATGTGGTGCGTGGGCGCTGGGACCCTGAAGACCTCCTGAAGAAAGCAGAAGAGGTCTGGGAGAAATGGCGCATGCAGGGCTCGCTACGAATCATGCCAATGCGTCATATGGCTATCGAAGAGAAGCAGGCCGGGCAAGGTCTGATAACCACCCTCAAGAAGCGCAACAGTATTCCGGTTAAAGAGATCCCCCGTGGTGCTGGCCAGAACAAACTGGTTCGCTGCCTGAACGTCATTCCTCAGATTAAAACTGGCAAGGTTTATGTTCCTGCCACTCATGATGAGCACGGAGCTGTCAGGACTCACGTTTACTACGAAGACGGAACGGTAGCCGGTACAACCTCATGGGTTATCACCGCAATGACTGAATGCGCCGCGTTCTCTGCTGACGACAGTCACGACAATGACGACATCCTTGATACATGGATGGACGCCATTGACGACAATCTTATTTCTGGTCGCCAGCCAATGGTTATCGACCCGAGCCAACTCAGGAGAATTTAAGTGTGGCCGTTTAAAAAGAAACAAGTCGCCGCGCCTGAGCCGGTGAAAGAACAAAAGCCTGAGATGAAAATCAGAGCTGAGGCAGTGGCAGAGATTCAGGCTAAACCCCCTCGCGAGATAGTGCAGTACAAACCACCGAAAGGCGTTATCCCTGAGAGCATCGAAAAGGGCATTCTGGCGATGGACTCAACGCCATACGCCGCTCTGAACGAAGCTTATATGGGCTACACCTACGGTTACCCCGAAGCTTTCCCCGGCTACCCATACCTGGCCACGCTGGCTCAAAAGCCAGAGTATCGCAAGATGGTGGGAACTATCGCTGAAGAGATGACCCGCAAGTGGATCAAGCTCAAGACAGTCGGCGATGATGATAAAGCAGATCGTGTTAAGCAACTCTACGCTGCAATGGAAAAGTTCAAGGTTAAGGACCGGTTCCGTGAGGCAGCAGAGCATGACGGTTACTTTGGTGGCGGGCAGATTTATATTGATGTTCAGTCCGCTAGGGGCGTGTCTGCATGGACTGACCCGGTAGAGTTGGGGTCAAAGCTGTTCCTGTCTGACAAGAAAATTAAGAAAGGCAGCATCAAGGGATTTACCGTTATCGAGCCAGTCTGGACTTACCCTGGCGTCTACAACACAGACAACCCGATGAGTCCCGACTTCTACAAACCGACAGAATGGTTTGTGATGGCTAAGACGGTAAATGCCAGCCGCATGCTGGACTTTGTATCAAGAGAAGTCCCTGACCTGCTTAAAGCAGCATACAACTTCCGTGGCCTGAGTCTGACGCAGATTGCCGAGCCGTACGTCAATAACTGGCTGAGAACGCGAGACAGTGTTAGCGACCTGATTCACTCGTTTACCATTCCTGTGCTCTCGACCAATATGGCGACAGTGTTACAAGGTGGCGGTGCAGAATCGCTAATCAATCGCCTTCAGATGTTCAATCAGTGCCGGGACAATCGCGGTGCTTTTGCTGTAGATAACACACCCGCACAAGAGGAAAAGGCTGAGTTCATCAGCGCACCTCTTGGTGGTCTTGATGCCCTACAGGCGCAAGCACAGGAGCAAATGGCAGCAGTGTCCAGCATTCCTCTGGTCAAGCTGTTAGGCATTTCACCTGCTGGGCTTAACGCTTCATCCGATGGCGAGATTCGAGTCTTCTACGACTATATTCACGCCCTGCAGCAATCCATCTTCAAAGACAACCTGAAGCGCGTGCTGGACATCATCCAGTTATCTGAGTTTGGCGACATCGACCCGGATATCTACTTCGAGTTTGAGCCTCTCTACGAGATGACCGAGAAAGAGAAAGCAGAAATTCGCAAGATTGACGCTGATACTGACGCGGTTAACGTTGCAACAGGTGCGCTGACGGGTAATGAGATTCGGCAGAAGATCGCAAATGACCCAGATAGCCCTTACCACTCACTGGACCTAAGCGATGACATCGAAATCGAAGACGACTACGAAGACGATGAGCAGCGGGAAGAAGAAATCGACGCGGCAAACGCTGAGAGCAATTCATCCTAATGCCGGTGTTGAGGCGTGGTATCGCAGACAGTTAGACAACCACATCAGAGAGATGCAGAAGTCCGTTGTGTACTGGCTGACCGCTAACTACAAAGCGAGCGGTGCAGCGGTGGCAATGGACGCATCTCCTGCCGTGTTTATGCGTGATGCCATGAAGAAGCTCGCTAAGCGATGGGCAAAGGCATTTGACAACGTGTCTCAGAAGTTGGCTGAAAGGTTTGCCGGCGATGCTATGAAGAATACTGACGTATCTCTGCATAACGCGCTTGAAACAGCAGGATTCACGGTTGAGTTCAAGATGACAGCGCCGATGAATAACGCACTGCAGGCGACCATTGCAGAGAACGTTGTACTGATACGCTCAATTCCGGAGAAGTATTTCACTGAGGTTGAGGGGCTGGTTATGCGCTCGGTTGCACGAGGCCGCGACCTGTCTTACCTCACTAACGAGCTTCAGAAGCGTTATGGCATTACGCGCAGGCGTGCGGCATTAATCGCACGCGATCAGAACAACAAAGCAACCTCAGTAATGCAGGCAGCAAGGCAGCAATCACTCGGTATCACTCAGGGCGTCTGGAAGCACTCACATGCTGGGAAAGAACCACGACCATCGCACGTTAAAGCTGATGGAAAGGTGTTCGAGCTAAGCAAAGGAATGTATCTGGATGGCAAATGGGTGATGCCTGGAGAGGAAATCAATTGCCGTTGCACCTGGTCACCAGTAATACCTGGTCTCAATTAGGGGGGGGGAATATGAACCCATCAAGCGAAAAGAAAAACATTCCAGACCCTCCAATACCACCAACTCCGCCAAAAACAAGGGTTGTCTATGATGATGACCGCCTTGCAAGGAAGAATAGGGCTTGTGATTGCAGATGGTTCGTGTGTGTTTGCGGCTTGAAAGAAGCATTTAAAGAATTCAGTCGAAAGCATAGAGCATCTGGCGGATACCAACCAGACAGACCACCAGAGGGGCAAGGGCAGATACTCCCACCCCCTAAGAAACGATAAATAAACGGAACTCAGCATGACTGTAGAACGGTTGGCATTTGACCGCGCATCAGTGCGCTCGTTTGATGGCAACGGCAGGCTTCAGGTTAAGTTAAGCAATATCAGCAAGGCGAATGTCTGCCCCTATTTCGGGAGGGAGATTCCAGGCGCTGAAAAGCTCGGGTTAGAGCCTGATAAGATTTATCAGTTATGGCGACACCCTGATGAACTGAAAAAAGCCGCTGCAACATTTAACAACATCCCCCTTTTATCAATCCATACACCTGACTTCCCCGGCGACCCACCGCGCGAGTATCGCGTTGGCGTAACGCATTCAAATGCAGACTTTGACGGAACGTATCTGACAAACGGTTTATCAGTTTGGGATGACTCCGCAATCGCCGGTATTGAGACGGAAGAGCAGGAAGAATTGTCTTCGTCGTACCAATACGTCGCTGACATGACCCCCGGAGTTACACCGAATGGAGAGCCGTATGACGGCATCATGCGGGACATCATCGGGAACCACGTAGCGCTGGTTGAAAGAGGCCGCGCAGGAAGCGACGTATTGGTCGCAGATTCATTACCCCCGGAGTTAATGCTCATGAGCAAACGTAAAGCCGCGATTATTCGCGCAACGCTGAAGCCGTTACTGGCAGCTGATGGTGATTTGGAGGCTGAAGTACGGAAGGCGCTTCTGGCGCTTGATGAGGCCGAAAAAGAAGACGAGAAAGAAAAGAAACCGGCTGAAGACGAGGATGACGACAAGGACGACAAGAAGAAGAAAACCGCTGACGACGAAGATGACGAAGACAGCGATGACAAAAAGAAAAAGCCAGCCGAAGACGAAGACGATGAAGACGATAAAAAAGACGACAAAGTCTCCAAAACGGCAATGGACAGCGCGATTCGCTTAGCTGCAGACAGCGCAACCAAGCGTGCGGCGGAGAACTTCCGCAAAGTACGTGAAGCTGAGCAGGCTGTGCGCCCACTGATTGGCGATGTCGTTGCAATGGACTCCGCTGATGATGTCTACCGCACTGCACTTGAGCAGGCTGGCGTGGATATCGAAGGCGTTCATCCTTCAGCGTTCCCTAAGATGGTCAAAATGGCTATCGAGCAGCAGAACAACAAACGCCCTGTCATTGCGCAGGATTCCGCATCTCACAGCGAGTTTGAGAAAGCTTTCCCGACCGCTGGCAAACTGAAACGAGGTTTCTAACATGGCAGGTTTTCAGAGTGTAATTAACCAATACCCGGCACCGGGTGTTGAAGGTGGCTTTGCGAGCACCAACCCTCACGCCACTTTCCTGGCTGGCGAAGCAGCATTGGTAGCTGGCACTAGCGGTCTTACTGTTGGTCGCTTTGCATGGGCTGTCGATGGTGTCGCATCAAATACCGGCACCGGCGCTCCTTCTGGCTTCGTTCATCGTGATGGACAGGCTTCAATCACCGTATGGCTTGGTGAAGCTTCAATGCTCATTCAGCCGGGTCGTGAAGTAACCCTGATGACCGCTGGCGACTTTTGGGCGCGTACCGCTACTGCAGCAACTCGTGGACAGAAAATCTTTGCTGTGCTTGCTGACGGCACCATTAAAACCGGTGCGGCAGGAGAAACCATTTCCGGCGCAGTCGAAACGCCTTTCTATGCTGGTAGCGCTTGTGATGCAGGCGAACTGGTCAAAATCAGCACCTGGAGCAAGTAATGAACGAATTTCAGAAACACTATTCCGCTGCTAGCGGCAAATACGGCATCATTCTGCCGGGCGCGAAAGACTACCTGAAGCCTGACTTTGCAGAAAACTTCCAGATGGCTATGGATGCCCAGCCAACCATGGTTACTGCGAACAACGCAGGTATCCCTGCCTACTTCACCAACTACGTTGATCCAGAGCTGATTCGCGTTCTGGTTACTCCAATGAAAGCAGCAGAAATCATTGGTGAAGTGAAGAAAGGCGACTGGACTACCCTGACCGCTCAGTTCCCAATCGTAGAAAGCACCGGTGAGACCAGCTCATATGGCGACTTCAACAACAACGGCATGACCGCAGCTAACGTTAACTGGGTTCCTCGCCAGTCTTATCATTACCAGACTCATACCCGCTGGGGTGAGCGCGAACTGGATATGTACGGCGCGGCACGTATCGGTTACGCAGCAGAGCTGAACGTAGCATCTGCTCTGGTGCTGAATAAGTTCCAGAACAAGTCCTACTTCTTCGGCATTGATGGTCTGATGAATTATGGCCTGCTTAACGACCCTTCTCTGACGGCATCAATCACGCCAAATGCAACCGGCACTGGCGGCGCTGTTACCTGGTCAACCAAAGATGGTCAGGCGGTGTATGACGACATCGTTAAGCTGTACGGCCAACTGGTTTCTCAAACCAAAGGTCTGATTGAGCGTACTGACCCCATGACTCTTGCCATGTCTCCTTCTGCGGAAGTGAACCTGACCAAGACCAACATGTACAACGTCAACGTGTCTGACCTGCTGAAGAAAAACTTCCCTAACCTGCGTGTTGAAACTGCAGTTGAGTATTCAACTGATGCGGGTGAGCTCGTACAGCTGATTGCAGATCGCCTTGGTGAGCAAGACACTGCCTATGCGGCCTTCACCGAGAAGATGCGTGCGCACGCAGTTGTGGTTGAAGAATCCAGCTGGAAGCAGAAGAAATCAGGCGGCACATGGGGTGCAATCATTCGTCAACCGCTGGGTATCGCCAGCATGATCGGGGTTTAATTCATGGCAGAGACTATCGTAGTAGGTTGCAAACTTCCTAATGGCCTGATTGTTGAGCAAGATGGCTACACGGTAACGCTGAACGGCTCCAATTCTGCCAATGTCATTGGCGGTTATGGTCTGACCGATGGCGTAGACAAGGATGCGTTCGAGAAGTGGCTTTCAGTTCATAAAGAGCAACCTTACGTCGTGAATGAACTCGTTTTTGCTCAGGCAAAAGCCAACAGCGCACAGGCAAAAGCATCAGAGAACGCCAAGGTCAAATCTGGCCTTGAAGGACTGCCTCAGGATAAGCCAATGCCTGGCATCGAAAAATCGGACGGTAAGTAATCATGGCGATCGTTGTTTTCGACATTAACGCATTCCGTGAGCGTTACCCCGAGTTTGACACGGTAAGTGACACGCTGCTGAATGCGTATTTCGTTGAGGCAACGGTCTACCTTGATAACACTGATTGCAGTCCTGTTACCGATGTGAATGTGCGTGCGGTGTATCTGAATATGCTCGTGGCGCACATTGCATCCCTGAATTCAGGTGTGGGTGGTCAAAAGCCATCAGGACTTGTAGGCAGGGTTGCTAGCGCATCTGAGGGTTCTGTATCAGTGTCCACTGGTGAGGTGCCTGCAAGCCCATCCTCATGGTGGTATCTGCAGACACCTTACGGCGCTGCTTACTGGCAGGCTACCGCCAGGTATCGAGTATTTCAGTACGTTCCTGGCGCATCACCATCATTCTATCCAGGACATTATTATCGCAGGCCAGTTACCCGGAGGTGAGCATGACCACGTTTAGTGGTGGCGCAGCTTTGGAGGCGAAACTTGCTGAACTGGCAGAAAAGCTTGGCGACGGTAAAACGCTAAGGGTCGGATTCCTTGAAGGGGCAACATACCCTGACGGGCAATCTGTCCCTATGGTTGCTGCAGCCAACGAATATGGCGACCCGGCAATGAACAGGCCTCCACGTCCATTCTTCCGAAACATGATCGCCGAAAAGTCACCCGAATGGCCGCAGGATATTGCGAAAATAGCCGAGGCTACCGGTTATGACGCAGAAACGATGCTGGGACTGATGGGTGAGCACATTAAAGGCCAGTTGCAGGGCTCAATAAGAGATTTGATGGAGCCTGCTCTATCTCCAGTTACGATCGCCAAAAAGGGCTTCTCTAAGCCACTCATTGAAACATCCCACATGCTAAACAGCGTCGATTACGACATTAAGGATGGCGTATGAACCTGAGAGGCATAGCCAATAGCGCCACTAGAGCAATAAACCCCAACGTAAATGGAGTATTCCGGATTAATACCGGATTCACTACGTTACCTGGCGGAAAGCGAGAGCAGACGTACAGCAACGTCGATGTTGAAGTCCAGATGCAGGAGCTATCGTCCACCGACCTACGACAGGTTGATGCCATCAACATTCAGGGCATCCTGAAAAGTGCGTATCTGAATGGGAACTTCAACGGCGTGAACCGACCAGATCAAAAGGGTGGCGACATTCTCGTTGTGAACGGTCAGCAGTGGTTGGTGGTGAAAGTACCTGAGTTATGGCCTGACTGGTGCCGAGTGATTGTTAACCTGCAGAGGTCGCCATGACAGCCACAGTAGACATCACCGAGCTTGACCTGCGTATTGCGCTGCAGGCGTTTATGATGGATATCACCGGACTCACCATCGACAATGTTCTGGTAGGTCAGCAGAACCTCACGCCAATGCCGCTTAATGACTTCATCATCATGACGCCGCTGAAGCAAATAGGCCTGTCTACCAACCGCGTCAAATACGACGACAACGGCGTGTATGGAGAAGGCAAACAGCTCAATCAGCGCAGCACGCAATGGCCTTGTCAGATTGACTGTTACGGTGAGAGCGCGGCTGATAATGCTGCAATCATCGGTACGTTAATCCGCTCAGACTTTGCCTGTGAGTGGTTCAGACAAAATGGCAACGTCATCACCCCTCTTTACTGCTCAGACCCTCATCAGACAACGATGATAAACGGCGAGCAACAATACGAAGGCCGCTGGACGATGGAATTCATCGGGCAATTCAACCCGTCTGTTACCACACGCCAGGACTTCATGGACAGCATTACAGTCGGCGTTATTGCCGCAGATTTAAAATACCCACCGGAGAGTGCATAAATGGCAATCCCATTACGCAAAGATATTCAAATCAATCCTGGAGTGCTGCCAGCGGGCGGTTCAGCGCTTGATCTGAATGGCCTTATCCTTACCGACAGCGCTTATGCTCCGGTGGGGAGTGTTATCACGTTCACGAACAAAGAAGACGTAGCGGCCTATTTCGGTAGTGCATCGGCTGAATTCAGCATGGCTGAAGTGTATTTTCAGGGCTACGACAATTCCACCAAGACCCCAGGCGCATTGCTGTTTGCACGGTTTAATCCGGCAGATGCGGCGGCGTGGTTACGCTCAGGGTCAATGGCGGCCGTAACGTTAGACCAGCTCAAATTGCTGAGCGGTGTACTGACCCTAACCGTTGATGGTACTGCGCATACGTCAGCCAGTATCGACCTGAGCACAGCAACAAGCTTTGCTATGGCTGCTGACCTGATTGAGACAGGTATCGGCTCCAGCGTTACTGTTGAGTACGACACAACGCAGAAGCGCTTCATCATCACCAGCGCGACCGATGGCGCAGCAAGCACTATTACCTACGCAACCGGTACCTTGTCTGCCGGCCTGAAACTGACAGCCGCTACTGGTGCTCAGTTGTCTCAGGGCGCAGATGCAGCAGTAGTGACCACGGCGATGCAGTCAGTGCTTGATAGCTCTCAGAACTGGGCGATCTTCACTACATCCTTCACGCCTACCGAGCAGGAAGCACTGGACTTCTCAGCCTGGGTTAACGGTCAGAATTACCGGTTCGCCTACGTGCCATTCACGCTGGAAGAATCTGCGCTGGTATCTGGCTCAACTGACACGCTGGCGTACAAAATCATCAGCACTTACGACTATTCCAACGTCGTACCGGTGTTCGGTGACCAGACTCACGCAGCTAGCGTTATTGGTTATGCAGCATCTCTTGACTTCGACCGTCAGGAAGGCCGCGTACCATTTAAGTTCCGCTCACTAGGTGGCCTGTTGCCGGAAGTAACCACATCAGCAAATTACGATGCGCTGATTGCCAACGGCTACAACTTCTACGGCGCGTACACGGCCAATAACTACGACACCCGTTACTGGGCTGATGGCACCATTACTGGTGACTTCAAATGGTTTGACTCCTTCTGCTTCCAGATTTGGCTAAATGCAAACCTGATGCAGGATGCAATCGAGCTGTTCCAGTCCAACCGCAGCATTCCGTACAACGCACGTGGCAAGGCAATCATCGAGGCGTCCTTCTCCGATACGCTGAATCAGGGCGTCACCTTTGGCGGCATCCGTGCTGGCGTAACGCTGTCCAGCTCTCAGATTTCTGAGATTCAGAACGCAGTAGGCGCTGACATTTCTCCATCTCTGATTGCCAAGGGTTACTACCTGTATATCGCAGACGCCACTCCTACGCAGCGTCAGGAACGCACAAGCCCTAGCATGACCCTGTGGTACTGCGATGGTGGTTGCGTACAGAAAATCACTCTCGCAAGCATTGAGGTGCAATAAATGTCCAACACTATTACAAGCGCTGATTCAATCTTTGCCCTCACTGTTACCAACCTGTTCCCAAGCGCTCAAACTCTTGAGGGATACGCAGCGGACGCGATGTTTGCTCTGGGTGATACAGAAATGGCGGTTTCCGTCCGTGGGGCTGACGGCAAGCTCTCTGGCGGTTTCGTATTCGGTGAGTATCTGCAGACGATCACAATCATGCCCGACAGCCCATCTCGTGACCTGTTCGAGACATGGCAATTGACGTCGCTGACCTCGAAGGCGGTATTCCGCTGCAACGCAACAATCATCCTCCCGGCGATTAGTCGCAAGTTCACGCTGACCAACGGCATCCTGCAACGCGTAAAAGCCATACCTGATGCGCAGCGCGTACTGCAGGCAATGACATTCCAGATCAATTGGGAATCAGTCGTGGGCGAAGCGTACAACGCATAAGGACTAACATGGCACGCAAAGAGATTTTCTACACCGTCGAAGATAAAGGCCGTGACAATGGGAAGGTTTTCTACATTCGCGAGATGTCAGCTACTCAGGCTGAGTGGTGGGCAATTCGTGCCGGACTGGCAATGGCTAAAAACGGCGTTAATCTTCCGGATAACTTTTCAGATATGGGCATGGCAGGCATGGCGAAAGTCGGCCTCGAAATGGTGGCTAAAATCCCTCCAGAGGATGCACGGCCTCTCCTGGACGAGCTGATGAAGTGCGTTCAGGCAGTGCCAAACCCAGCAGATCAAAACATAAAGCGACCACTGATTGATGATGACACTGAAGAAGTTATGACTCGCCTGAAGCTTCGCGGTGAAGTCTTTAAGCTGCACGTCGATTTTTTGACCGCCGCCGCCAGTTAGACATCCCTCCGGTAATGGGTCAGCAAATCGCTGGCCTGACCGACTATGCCAACGTGCCTAAAACAATAGCAACGGTTATGTCTTCGGGTAAGTGCTCGCTGACAGAACTGAGCACAACGCTTGGTGTAGAGGATTTATGGTGGTGGCTTGAGGTCATTACGATCGACAATTACAACCAAATGGTCATCAACAGGGCTCAGGAGAATGGCTGATGCCAACGATTATTGACTCACTGGTAGTCACTCTTGGTCTTGACTCTTCCGGATTCAAGAAAGGCCAGACAGAAGTAAAAAAAGGCCTGGAAGATACCAGAAAGAATGCTGACCAGACAGCTAAAGACATGGAGGCCGCAGGTAAAAGAGCGGCCTCATTTTTTGGCTCAATCCGAACAGAATTACTTGCGCTGGTAGGCGTTACTTTATCGGCGCAGGGTATTAAGACCTTCATCACCAGCATGACATCAGACCTGATGCGGTTGGGGATTGAATCACGCGCTCTGGATATCTCAGCTAAATCGCTCGATGGATGGGAGAGAGCAGCAGAGGCAGCCGGTTCAGCTGCAGAACGCATGGCAGGCACGCTGGGTAACTTCCAGAAGACGCTGACAAATATTCGCACCGGCGGCGGGCAGGACGATCCGCTTTTCGGTGCTCTGGCCTCATTCGCCGGTGCAACAGGCGCTAACTTCGACTACCAGAACGACAACGCCGAAAAAATCATGCGCAAAATTGCCAGCAATTGGGGCAAGTTGAGCAAAGACGCTCAACGCAGATTTGGTGGCATGTTTGGTTTCGATAATGCCACTCAGCAGGGGCTTGCTAACGGTTCGCTGGTTCAGGATGCAGATCGGTTTGCGAAGATATCCCGGGCTACTGACGAAGCCACCAGAAAGGCGCTGGAGTTTAACCGCCGTCTGCAGGAGATGAAGCAGAACTTTGCTGCAGCGTCTCAGGTGCTGTATGAAGCGCTGATTCCATACATCGAAAAGCTCATTCCCCTGATTGAGAAATTCGGGATATGGATTAGCACTCACGGACCTGAAATAAGCAAATTCTTCTCTGACACAGCAGATGAAATCAATAAGGTAGTTGATGCTGTAGGTGGTCTTGAAAACGCACTAAAACTGCTTCTGGTGTTCGTTGGCGGGAAGTGGCTGTTAGGCATGACCAGTTCAATCGGTGGAGTCAGAGGTGCTCTAACAGCGCTTGGTCGCGTAAGCATGATCGCCGGACTGGTAGAGCTTCAGAAATATGCTGAAAAGCTTGAAAATAAGTATGCATGGCTTAAAGACAACCCGGTAACAAATTTCCTGAATGGAAGCGCTGGCACCGACACAACCACGGAATGGGGTAAGAAGCTTCACGACTGGATATTCGACAAAACCGGCATTGAGTTACCTCGCGGTGATGGTTACAAATCAGCGCCTCGCGGCATCCGTAATAACAATCCTGGCAATCTGAACTATGTCGGTCAGGCTGGCGCGACAATGGAAGGTGGTGAAGGTGGTCGATTTGCGGTGTTTGAGTCAATGCAGCACGGTGTTGCAGCTCTTTACAAGCAACTTCAGCTGTACTTCAAGCGCGGCATCAACACCCTTTCCTCAATCGTCAAAACCTATGCCCCGGCATCAGGTAATAACAACGTCGATGCTTATATTTCTGCGCTCACCAAAGCGACAGGGAAAGGGGCTAACGAAGTGCTGGATTCGGGTGACACGGCAACGATTGCCAGATTGATGAAGGGTATTGTCGACCATGAGAACGGAAAGGGCTACATCAGCTCATCTGACATCATGGGCGGCATTCAGTTAGGCGCAGGTTCATCGGCATCTCGCAATATTCCAGCGCCTGCAGGAAGCCAGACCAACATCAAAATCGGCAAAATCGACATGCAGACATCGGCAGGCAACGCCAATGCTTTGGGTGCCGACATCCAGAGAAATCTTCAGAGAAACCGCCTGGTGAATCCAGCAATGTCAGGGCAGGGATAATATGGCCTTTTCACTGAACGAAACAACGCTACTCAGCGCGATAAACAGCGGTAACATCTTTTCCATTATCAACAGTACCCTTTCGCCTGGTTACGGGATTTACCTGAAATCAGGCCTAAGGGCATTGTCTCCTTCCTCGTTCCTTGGAATTGAGTATGGGTCTGATGCTTCAGTGGTTTCAGCTCCAATTGAACAGGGCTCTTACAGCAGCTTTAACAAGGTAAAAAGGCCGCCAATTATCCGGGTGCTGTTTACGCTGGAAGGATGGACGGGATTTAGCGGTAGCATTCCCAACCTGACCAACTTCACCCTGACGAGTCGTTCAGACATGCTGGCGGCGCTGGATGATATGGTTGCTGATGCGCAGGTGTACGACATCGAAACGCCGGACACGACATACGAAGACTACGACCTGGTTAGATACAATTACCGGACATCAGATCGCGATGTGACCCTTCTGACGGTTGAAGCCATATTCCAGGCCGTCTTGCAGGAAGCTGAAGTCACCCTCACAAGCACAACAGCCAACAGCAACACTACATCAAACGGCACAAGCAAGGCAGCCAGCGTAGTTACGGAGAAGGCTAACTCAACGGCGACAAACTCCACTCTTGAGGATGTCAAAGGCGCATTAACTGGCCTGAAAGAGTCAGTATCCAGCGCTGCTACAACGGTCGCAACATCCGTAACAAATGCCGTAAGCAATGCAACTTCAGGTGCAACAAGTGCTATTAACGGCGCAGCAACATCGGCTATCAAAAACCTTGCGACAACGGTAGATGAACTGGTAGCGGGGTTATCCTGATGCAAAACATTTCTCTAAAGCCCCTCAAGGCTCAGGAAGTCAGCGTCAACCTTGATGGTCAGTCTGTAACCTTGCGCATCGTACAGCGTTCTACAGGCCTGTTTATCGACGTTGGATTAGATAATTTGTGGATAGCGCAAGGCGTTCTTTGCCATAACTGCAACAAGATAGTTCGCTACCCCTATCTAGGCTTCAAAGGTGAGCTTTTCTTCGCTGACACAAAGGGAAGTCTTGATCCTGTTTATGACGAGCTCGGGACGCGATTCAAGCTGTTCTACGCCACAGCAGATGAGATGGCAGCATGACCTATAAAAAGAGAACGCTGAAATTTCAGTTCACGCTGAAAGACGGTGCTTTCGATGAGTCAGGGAACAACATCCTGACCATCGATAACATCAAGGCGGAAATAGAGATAGGCG